ATAGATAATTGCACACCACCAGCTTGGTTTGTTGCAGTTGGTGTCCAATCTGTAATGCTTTCTGTATCTGAAAATCTAACTAATAAAGGGTCTAATGTACTAGAACCTATAGGATTACAACCAAAAGCTATTGTATGTTTATCTAAATCTGAAACCATAACTTGTAAACATATTGTAGGTACATCACTAGCTCCAGCTTTTGATGTAGCATTTACCGCTCTTGTACTTGTGCCTGAAGATTCATCCCAATAAAAAATACCTCCGCCTCTTGGATTTAAAACTGTATCATCTCCAAAATTATCTATTGACCATAATCTAAGTTGATTAGCAAAAGATAAAGATGTTGTAGAACCCCAAGTTCCTGCACCCCATGTTCCAGCACCCCAGCCTGTTGATGCTACATAAAAATCTAATCCAGAATTTAACTGATATGTACCAACTGTAGAACTACCACCATTACCAGTATCACTTGAATTAGCAGTTGCAGTAGCTGTAAAGGTAAATGTATTAGCAGTTGGAACACTATCTATTTGATACTCTTGATTTAAAACTGCAGCAGTAATATTACCACCTAGACTAGCAGCACTACTAAATGTAACAAAATCTCCTTCTACTGCACCATGAGAAGTATCTGTAGCTGTAATAGTTGTACTTCCATCTGTTGCTGCAAATGTTATATCTCCTGCAGATGTTGTACTTCTAATAGGAGTTATATCAGCATACTCTTGACCTTCTAATACATAAAACTTTTGATGTGTTCCTAAAGTTATATAATTTGTACCATTAGCAGCTCTATAAGAATAAATTTTTCTTGATGTGCCTATAAAACTATTTGTACTTTGTTTTTGCCAACCACCTATTCTTTCAGGTCTACCTTTACGAAATCTAACTTTGTCTGCATCAAACCAGCCACCTTCGTTACTATAGTTAGTACCTTCTTTATTTATTCCTGGTCTAAATACATATTTTCTTAATGGCATATTTAAACCTCATGCCATTCTTTACCTTCAAATAGTAAAGATTCTGCTAATCTTCTACGCTCTAATCCTTCTAAAACTTTACCATTAGCTTTATTCCATCTTCTAATTTGTGCTGGAACTCCTTGATAATCTTTAGAATTTAAAACTTTTAAAAGAGTAGAATTTTTTAAATTAGATGGACCAAGGTTAAATACCCAAGAAACTAAAGAATCAAATTGATTTTGTTCTAAATTTACTTCTACCATATTATTTATATATCCTTCATATTCTTTCATTTCAGCCATAAGTAATTTGTCTGCATCTTCTTGATTTATAGAATCACCTTCTTTTACACCTTTAGTAGAACCATAGCCTATAGTCCATACTCCTGCAGCACATTTATAAGCTTCAAGCTCACAACCTTCAAATTTTTTAATTAAAGATAAACCTTCTTGTGAAATATTCATATTAATTTTCCTCTGGTTTTGTAGTAACTTTTCTATAATACACAACAACATCTTTTAATTCTGTTATGTAGCGTTTTATTTCTTGCATATTATATGCCATGACTTCATAATCAGGAATTGTCATAGCTAGAAAAATTAACTCTCCTTCTTGTTCTTCTATAAATGCTAATTGTTCTTCATAGTTATCAGGTGTAACTACAATCCACATAGGTTCTTTTAAATTTATTTCTCTAGGCATAATAGGTTGTACTATTTTCCTATCTATTGGTTTAGCTGTTACTTCAATCTGTTTAGTTGGAATCAGACTGCAACTGCAAACCATCATCAAGATTATCAACTGTGTCGCTGAGTTTCTCAATATCTTCCATGATGTGTTTAGTTCCATTATTTATTTTCCTTTGCATTTCTACTGGGTCTGCCAGTATTTTTGCAGAAAGCTCATAATTTTGTAAAAATTGAGTATATCTATTTAATTCTCTTTGTGCTGCTTGACTTTTAATAGATAATTCATTCATTTGTTTTGTTTGCAATTCAAAATCATTTTGTAATGATTTAATAGCTTCTTCTTGTGTAGCAATAGCATTTTCTAATGTTTTATTATTAGCTTTTAAAGTTATATTTTCTTGATATAGCCAATAACTTCCAAAACTTAAAACTAAAATAATTCCTATTAATACTTGTTGCATTACATATCCTCTATAATGTAATTTAAACCTGCTGCACTTCTATATTCTACAATTTTGTTTTCTTCATTTCTAAATTTTAAATGTTTTTCTTTTTGAATTAAAATTTTTTTTGCAACATAATTTCTATCATCAGAATCGCCATATTCTTTATTAAAAGATACAGTTACTTTATATCTAGTTCTAAATAAACTTAAAAACCAATTTAAAATTATTTTTAGTTTTAATTTTATTTCCATGTGTATATAGTTATTTTTTTTTGTTTTCCTTTTACAGATATTGGTTTTAATAATTTTAAATCTATATCACAATTTTTTTCTGTTAAATGCCCTATAATTATATCTTCTCCAACTTCTTTTGTAGAGCTTTCTAATCTTGCAGCTAAATTTACAGCATCTCCTATAGCAGTATAATCAAATCTAGTTTCGCTACCCATATTACCTATAACAGCATATCCAGTATTTACTCCTATACCTATTTCAACTCCTAAATTAGCATTTTTTATTTTGTCTTGTATCTCTTTTGCACATAAAACTGCAGCAGTTTCGTGATTTGGTAAATCTATTGGTGCATTAAATATAGCCATCATTGCATCACCAATATATTTATCTACCATACCATCATAAAATTTAACAGTATCTGCTTGTATAGTTAGTGCTTTATTCATTATTTCTGTTACTTTTTCAGGTTCTAACTTTTCTGACATAGATGTAAAACCTCTTACATCTGTAAATAAAAAAGTACAGTATCTTCGTTCTCCACCTAACACTAAAGAATTAGGATTATCTTGTAATTTTTTAACTTGTCTTGGGTCAAGATAATGTTCAAATTGTTTTTTAATTTGTTGTCTTAACTTATATTGTTCTTTGAATCTTAAATAAAATGCTATAGAAGCAGTTATAAATTGTGAAATTAATGTCCAGCTTACATCTATTAATATTCCACGCTGTATCAAATAGTGTCCAAAAAATATTGTTAAAAAAAATAATATACTAGTAAATGTTATTCCTAGCGTTGTTCCAAAAATATTTACACATAACCAAACTAAAGTTACTGTTATCACTAAAATTAATATTTCTACAGCTAAATGCCAATCAGGAATATAAGGACTATCTTGTATTAAGATTGATTCTGCTAGTGCTGCTTGTATTTTATGTGGCTCTAATAAACCAACAGGAGTAGCTATTTGTGGCATTACTCCATTAGCTGTTACACCTATAATTACAAACTTACCATTAACATTCATTTCTTGTAATGTTGTTTGTGGTGTATTAACCCAACTAATCCACTTACGACCAAGACTATCTGTTTTGACTGGTGGTATTCCTCGTATTGATATTTCTTCTATACCATTATCATTAGTCTTTATAATGTAAGTTTTTACACCAAATAAAGCTTTGTATATTTGTGTACCAAAACTAGGTATCCAATCGTTATTTGGTGTGCGAACTAATAAAGGTATTCTTCTTACAAGTTGGTCAACTTCTGTGGGAGCAATGGCTAAACCCTGTAATGTATCAGTTGTTATAGTGTTCAGGTTTTCCTTAACTCCCATTGATACTATACCACCAATATCATTACCTTTCACAACTGTTCCTGTAGGTTTTGGATAATTACCTTTATTATCTTCAAACATAGCAATAACAGATGGTGCATATCCTAATGTTCTGCCAAAGTCTTTATCTCCTCTTAATCTATCAGCTTGTGGGAAAGATATAGCATATCCAATACCTAATGCACCTTTACCTAATATTTCTATGTTAATATCTGCAAGTCTTTTCCTTGGTATTGGATAACCACCTTCACGCTCAATATCTTCTTCAGTAATATTTAAAATTACAAAATTACCTGAAGGTTCTGGAGTTTGTATAAAAGCATCAAATACTCTTAATTTTAATATTTCTGTAGGTGTAGATTGATATATTAATGGCAATAATAATATTATGACTATAGGTAATATAAGTTTTTTCATTAATTACTTTGTTTTATTGTAATTACAGAATCTCCACCACCATTTATTTTTACTATATTTGACACACCATCTTGTATAAAAATAACTGTATAGGCATTTTCTGTTTGTAAATTTAATTTAACACTTTCACTAACATTTCTTTGTAAAGTTATTATGTTATCTTGTATAAATGTAGTTATTTGTGTTTCTTTATCTTGTCCAAAATTTGTTCCAGTAATTCTAGTTACAGTAGTTTGTGCAAGTTGTTCTTCATCTTCATCAACTGCTAAAGCATCAACAACTTTTAATAAATCTTCTAAATAATTTACATCAAGATAATTAATATCTAATTCTGTAAATTCTAAACTATCTTCTTTTAAATAATCTTCCGCTAAAAAATCTATATCTAAATCATTAAAATCTAAAATGCTATCATTTTGTGTATTAGATGTTTCTTCTGTTTCTAGTTTTTCTTCTTTAGGTGGTGTAACAATTAACATATTATCAATAATATCTAAAGATAAATCTAATATTACTGGTTTACTAGGAGAAGATTCAAATACACTTACTGTAGTAGCTTCATAAGGTTTATTTAATAAAACTGTACCCATAGCAGTAACTACCTCTATTTCGCCACTAGATAGTCCTAGAGCGTCTGGTAGAAGTATTATAAGACTACGACCTAGTTCATCAACTGTAGCTGTAAAATCAGTACCTCGTATTGCTATATTTGCTGTCGGAGTTTTAAGACTTATATTTTGTTTGTCTATACGATTTAAATTGCCTGTAATAAATCTAGCTGTACCAAGCCCAAAAGTAAGAGCCATCTTTGCTTTTGAAGGGTCTGGGTCATAAATATATTCATCAATTACTAATTGTGAATGTTCAGTAAGTTTTACAGTTGATTCATCAAGAAATGTTATTGCCATTCTTCCATTAGTAGTAATAGCTTCATCATTACTTTGTATAGCAAACTGTAAATCTGCTTGATAAGATTTATCTCTTACTATTTGAGCATTACCATTTAATTCAGATATATCTCCAATATCAACAGCTTGTGCTTGTACCTTGGTCATTTTGAATGACGCAAACAGTACCACTATTGCCAATAGATATAATTTTAAGCCAGTCATTATCTAATGTACTTGATTGTGTAATATTAAAAGTTCTTGAATTACCAGTTTGGTCAAGATAAAAATATCCACCTGCATACCCACTACCTGTAAAGTTTACTGTATTACTATCTCCATCTACATCTACATAATTAGTAGCACCATCATAATTAATATCAAAATCAAATGTATTACTATCACCTTGTATAATCCAATCTAAATCTAATGTTGCAGCTAATGCAGTTGTTCCATGGTCTAAAGTAAAAGTATTTGAGTTTCCAGTAACATCAACATTATAATTAGAATTATCTATTCCATAAGTATTTGTTGGGTCTCCTTGTATAGTAAATGTATTACTATCTCCATCAAACTCAAAAAAACCTGTAACAGAATCTCCTGTAATATCTCCTAAAAATTTATTAGTATTTCCTATTTGATTTATATCTAATGTCATACTAAGACCATCTAAGTCTAATGCAGTCATACTTCCTGCTGTAGATAATAAACCTCCAATAATATTGCCCGAACCAATTTGTTCTAAATCAATATTAGCTGTAGCACCTGATTGTTCTACAAAAATTTCATTGTCAGCTCCGTATGTTGTTAATGCAGTCAGCATCACAATCAGGTTCATTAATTTTAATTTTTTCATCATATTTCCAATACCCTCTTTCAATTCCTATATAAATTATATTTAAAATACCTGTTTCAATAGCTTTTTGTAAAGCAATAGAAACACTTTCATTTTCTGCAATACCTCCTTCTACTTCTACTAGTTCAGTTCCAGCTTCTATAAAACGAAAAATATCTTGTGAAACACTTGTAGAGATAATATTTTTAGACACTAAAGTTTCTATTAATACTTCTCCAGTAGATACAGATACTAATCTTAAAGATATAGTTACTGTATCTTCTCTGTATTGTTTACTAGTACCTATTCCTAAATATCTAGCACCTAAACCACCAGATTTATTATTAGATTCATAACTAATAACTCCACCTTCAATGATTAAACCAGCAAATAATAAGGGTTTCATCTTATTATCTTCTTTAAACTCTTGTCTTGTACTTCTTATTAATTGTCGTTCTTTTGTAAGATTATCTAATCCTACTCTTTCTACTACTGTAAAAAATTGTCCATTAGCTGCATGTTTTAATGCTCTAATTAAAAATGCTTCTGGAGCTTGTGTTATAGCTGTACTAAATAAAGCAAAAGAACTATTGCTTTTTCTTTGTCCAGTTAAATCTCTAAAACTATTTGGATATATAGCTACAGATGGTTTAAGTTTTGCAGCAGGTAAATTTTTTAATTCTTCTGATTGCAAATCTAATATTGAACTAGATTTAATATTTTGTGTTAATGATAAATCTTGATTTTCTAATACAGCACAACTAGAAAGTAAAACTACCAATAGGCAAAGAAATCGTTGTTGTATTTCCATCCGAATCCGTTATATTTAAAGTTATTATGCCATCGACAACACTATATTCTATTGTATTGCCTTCTAATTCTAATATGCCACTATCACTTGGTGTTTCACCAAATAAATTTTCTACAAGTTGTCTTGATAATTGTGCATAAATTCTTGATTCTAAATTTCTTATAAATCTTGCAAGTGTTGTATTTTCTTTATCTCTTTTTATTTGGTCTTGAAGTGCTTTAATTTCTGCTTTTAATGCTTCTTTACGATTAAATTCTTGATTTTCAATAGTTAAATAATGTGAACTTGTATTAAGACCACTAAAACTAGGATTTTTAAATTTAAAAACTACTTGGTCTGCCCATAAAGGATTTGTAAGTAGCATTAAAAAGAAAAATATACATAAAAAACCACATATTTGATATCTTAATTTTCTATTTCTTGCTTCTATTTGTTGTTCTTTTTTGTTCATTTATCTCCAATACAGTATTAAGTTTTTCTTGTAATCTTATCATATCTTGGTCTAACAACCTGAGTTGGTCAGTAAGTCTTATAATTGTTTTTTTCATTTCTGATATAGCAGGGTCTATAATATTAGTAATAGTTTGCCAAACAAAATAAACAAAATAACCTAAACCAATAACCATAATAGTTGTAAAACCAAATTTTTCTACTAATACAACTATATCCATTAATCTCTTCTAGCGTCTATCTTTCCATCTTCTACAAAGTTTTCTGCTCTTGCAATTCTATCTAAGTCTGGTTTTAAATTAAGAACACTAGATACTGATGTATCAATACGAATAATGTCATTGTTCATTATTGATGCTCTTACAATAAGCATTTTAGTTATACCTTGTATGCTTTTAATATCATTTACAAGATTACCCATAAGTTGTTTCATAATAAGAAATATAAAATAACCCATAACTAAGCCACCAGCTATAGGCAAACCGACCTTTTCTATAAGGTCAAATACTTCCATTATTTACTATTTATTTTATCTTTAGCTGTTCCTGCATATAAACCAAACCAAGCAGCACCTGCTCCAACTATAACTGATATTAAACCAGACTGTTCTAATGTTGGGTCTGGTAAATCCATAAACCACATTGTTGCATAATAGAGTAAAAATATATAAACAGATAAAAAAGCTCTTGGAAATATTCTCCAAGCATCTATCATATTAGATAAAAATATCCATCTTTGCCAAGGATTATCTGGCTCTCTATTTGCTTTCATTTCTGTAATTTCTGCTTTTAAATTACTATTTTCTGTTACAAGTTCCATAAATTTATTAAGGTCTATCTCAACTTCATTTCTTGACATATCACCACTAAATCTTTCTTGTCCTTCATTCATTTTTAATTACCCCATATTTTAGTTTTTTTACCGCCATGATATTCAACTGCATGACCTTCTTTAATTAATATTTGACAAATATCTTTGCCATCTTTTGTATAAGGTATGCCAAGTATTCGACCATACTTACCTTTACCTAATGATTTAACTTTTATATTGCCAATACAAAGTTCTTTTAATCTTTGTTTAGCAGCTAAACCTAAAACTTTTTCTGCTTTATTTCTAGTTCTTGATTCAGGTGTATCTATACCAGATAATCTAACTCTTTGTTTATGTAGCTTTACATCAAAACCTAAATCAAGACAACAATCAAATGTATCGCCATCTACAATTCTTTCTAGTGTAGCATTATAAACAAATGCATCTGGTGCTTTAGCCATTATCTTTTTTTACCTTTATGTAAACCATGTTTTGCGTGTTGTTTACCTGCTCTTGTAGCCGCTCTTTTTTTTCTATTAGCTGCTGAAAGTTTTCTTCTTCCTTTTGGTGTAGATTTTAATCTATCTATTTGTGCTTTTGGTGCATACACCTCACCTGTTTCAGATGATTTTTTTCCACTAGGAGTAGTCCATTTTTGACTTGTCCATTTTTTTAAAGACCTTTGGGATTTTTTTAGAGGCATTATCTACCTACTTTTTTTACAGCTTTTTTATGTGCAGCACTAAAACTTGTACCTTTTTTCATAGCTTTTATCATTTCGTCCATATGTTTTTTAGTATGATGTTTACTATGTTTTTTTAAAGTTTCTTTTTGTCGTCTATTCAATTTCATCTTCAAATCCTTCACTATATAAATTATTAAATGTTATTAATGGGTCAAGATAACTTTCATGTCCTTCTGCTGAATGAGTATATTGAGATGGTTTAAAATCTGGTGCACCCTCTCCTGTTGCCCATAGAGCAGGACTTGTTGCTCTTACTCTATTATTAGGTAAAGCAACTAAATTACCTTTCCATTCACAATCTTCTGTAATGTATAAAACATGAGATTGTTTATGTTGTGCAGGACAATCTGCAATAGAATTTCCTGTGTAATCAACTGTAAATAAATATTTACCAGTATAAAAATTATTATCTATTTTACATAACCAAGGACTAGAACTTACTCTATCCATAACTACTACAGAATGTTCTCTTGATTCACAATCCCAAGGTTGTGCTAAATGGTCATCCATAGGTTCTGCCCATTCTTCTACAGGTATATCTGCAACTAAACCTTGTATAGGCATCCTTGCCCACATTGCTCCACCATGAACATTATTTTCAGAATCTTCACAACCTGTAAATACTACTTGAAAACTTAATGACCTATCAGGAATAGTATTAACTGCTATAGCTAATGCGTGTATAAACTCCCCATGATATTTTTCGTGATTTGCTGTAAATTCTTTTCTTACCCAACATTTAAAATGCGGTATATTACTTATAAGGTGAGACATTTATTTATATCCTCCACCTGCTTTTTTGTAAGCTTTTGCTAACATTTGTGCCTTCCTTGCTGACCATTGTCCAGGTCTGCCTCCTTTACCACCAGCTTTTATTCTATTAAATATACGCTTACGCATACCTGGTTTAGTATAATTACCAGCTTTATTTACTGTACTTTTACCTTTTTTAAATTGTATAGATTCTAAAGTTTTAGCTTGACTAGCATGAGCTTTACTAGCTTTTTTTAATTTTTTTGCTACTCTTTCTACTGCTTTTTTTGCTCTACTCATTATACAAACCTAGCTAAAAATACAACTGCAACAATAAATGGATAGACTGCCCAAATCATATTATCTAATTTATCAAATCTTTTTGAGCCATCTTCTAATCTTTTATCTATACTTTTATATAATGCTTTACATTCTCTTTCATGTGCTTCTATAGCATTTAAAGCATCTTTAATAGTTGCCATTATTATTCCTTATTATTTTCTATTTTTTCTTTTGATGTATCTTCTGCAATATTCTTAGTATATTCTGCAAGAAGATTAGTAAAAACTGATTTACTAGCTTTTACTTGGTCAAGTTGAAAATTTAACTGATTTTCTTTTTGAGTTAAATCTTCTATTTGAGCTTTACAATATTTTTGTTCATCACTTAATATTATTTCTTTTTTCATAATTAATCCTTTAATAAAAATTAATTATAATGCATTTTGCTATCAAACTGAAATCTAATTAACTATTATCAGTAATGTATTGTTTACCAGTAGCAATAGCTGCAACATGAGTAGTTTTCTTACTGTCTGCTGCTCCTTTAACATTTGGGTCAGTATATTCTAAAATAATTTCTAAATGGTCTACATTTCTTTGCACCACTTCGTTTATTTCAGCTTGTGTCCAATCTGATGCTATAGCATTTCCATCTTTATCAGTCGTGCTTCCTGCGTGTTTTGATTTATTGCCATTAGTATTAATATCGTTAATGAGATTAACGCTATCTGTTCCTGCTGCTAAACATTCTGTTACTGTTTGTGTCATATTATTCTCCTTTAACTTTCTAAGGTGGCAACCCTAGCTTCTAATTCTTGTATTGCTTTTACTAATATAGGTACAAGTTTTTCATACTTCATACTATATTGTTTACCATCTCCTGATAAATCTATAGTTAAGTTAGTTTTATTATCTTTATCATAACCTGCTGCTTTTTCTAAAACTTCTACTTCTTGTGCTTTAAAACCTATATCTAATTGAGCTTCTTTATGAGTTCCATCATGTGTAATGGTGTTTAAATCTGTATTTGGATTTGTGTCCCAATCAACATATTTAGACCTTTTATCCCATTTATAAGTATAAGGCTTTAATTCTTTTACAAAATTTAATCCTAAATCTAAAGCTGTAAAATCAGTTTTATCCCTTTCATCTGATGCAACAGACAAAGCAACCTCACAATGAAAATTTGTAACATTTCCATTACCTAAAACAATTCTATTACTTTGACTGGTTATTGCACCACCAGGACTTCCTGCTTTACCTGCTTGACTACCAACCATAGTGTTATTGTCGCCTTCTGTTATATTTGCACCTGCATTACTTCCTACAGCGGTACAACTGGCACTTGTAGTTGTATCTTCTAAAGCGTCAACCCCTATAGCAACACAATTAGCAGCATTAGTTAGGTTTTGTGCTGCACGAACACCGACTGCTGTATTAGAACCGCCAGTAGTTAAATCTTGTAATGTCATTTGACCGACACCTACATTACCACTACCACTTGTGCATTGTTTTAAAGAATTCCTACCGATACCAACATTATTATCACCTGTATTATCTTGTAAGGCTTGATAACCCACCGCAACATTATCTTCACCACCTGTGCCTAATTGCATGGCTTCTCTGCCTATAGCTGTGTTACCACTGCCTGTTATATTTTGACCAGAGGTTTCACCGATAGCAGTATTACTATGACCCGTTGTAGTGCTAAGTAAAGATTTACGACCAACTGCTGTATTGTTTGAAGCTGTGGTATTTGCACTAAGAGCATCATTACCGACTGCTGTATTTTCAGCACCCGTTGTATTAGCATCTAGGGCTTGATGCCCAACAGCAGTATTGTTTGTAGCTGTAGTGTTTGCAACTAAGGCATTAGTACCAACAGCAGTATTGTTTGAAGCTGTCGTGTTAGACCCAAGAGCAGATGTGCCAACTGCTGTATTGTAAGAACCAGTTGTGGTAGCATCTAGTGCATTACCACCTAAAGCTACATTTTCAGTACCAGTTGTTATTAGTATTCCAGCATTTGCTCCAACTCCTGTATTGAAATCTCCAGTACTTGCAGATAAAGCATTGTGTCCTAATGCTGTGTTATAACTGTTAGTAACATTAGCATCAAGTGCAGAAGCACCGACTGCTGTATTTGATGTGCCTGTAGTGTTTGCGAATAAAGCCTG